CCTCGAGCTACAACCGGCGATTGAGGCTGTCGGCATATGAGAACCTGCTAGCGGATATCATCCAGCGTAGGGGCGGCATCGTGTTCAGTCGCGATTTTCCCGAAGATATCAAAACGTCAAAAAAGAATGTGTTGGACTACATAAAAGAGGATATCGACAGGCAGGGGAATTCACTTGATGTATTCGTGAAAGAGATCTGCTTTCCGCTGAGCCAGTGTTACGGCTATCTGCCGGTGTGGGTGGACAAGGGCCGGGAAGAGGCCGAAACGGAAGAGGCGCAGGAAGAAGGCGAGCTATTCCCGTACGCGAAGATCGTGTTGCCGTCGGATATGCTGAATTGGTATGTCGGGAAGGATAAGTTGCTGGAATGGGTGCTATTACGTTCGGATACCAAGAAATCAGTCGGCGACTATTCTGTGCCGGAGACGGTCAAGCGGTTCACCTATATAGATCGGGAAAAGATCGAGGTATGGGAGGAGCAAGTTGGTGAGAAGAAGGGCGAGAAACAATATGTTATGGCTGTCGGCCCGATTCTCCATGAGATCGGGCGCGTGCCGATAGAGATTCTGTACGATGAACGGATACCAGGCGAATCGGTTGTAGGGAAGATGAGCCTGTTGAATTCATGCGAAATCAGTATCGCGATGTTTAATGAGCAGAGCTGGGCGCAGAACGTCGCCTATAAGACGAATTTCTCTACTCTTGCGGCGGAGTTGACACCGGAGCAGATAGAACAAGGCCGGGTAAGTATCGGTGAAGAGAACATCTTCGTAATCCCGGAAGACGCCAAGCATGCACCGATGTTTCTCAGTCCGGACACGTCACCCTTGAGCGCCTTTGCAGAACGCATTAACGATATGCGCCGGCGGGCGTATGAGCAGGCACAATTGGACGCGGGTTTTGCCGAAGACAAGCGGGAAGAACTGAGCGGCATAGCATATACGATCCGGCGTAAGGACACCGAGGAAATGGCGCAACGCCTGGGGAAGCAAGTGGCGGACTTTCAGGAGCGGCTGCTTGAGTTGATTCTACGCGACTATGAGCAAGACGCGACTATGGAAGTATCCATCACAGCACCGAAGAAATACGGCGTGCGGGCTACACAGGATGCACTGGCCGAATTGAAAGCGATAGAAGAGCTCACCGCATTGCCGACATCGGTAAGGCGCAAGATCGCAGAGAACGTGATCGAGACGGACAGTTTCGTTGAGGTCTCCGATGAAGAACGCAAGAAACTGAAGGAAGACATTGCGAACTATGATCCGCAGGCTGAAGAGGTCGCGCAGGTTGGGAAATTGAAGAAGGCGGAAGTGGATGAATTGATACCGCTAGAGCAGAAGCGGATCGAGAGTCAGAAGCAATATGCAGAGACAATAGCTCAGAATAATGTAGAGCGGGAGCGGATCAAGGCTGAGAGTGCGGAGAAGATCAAGGCGATGGAACTAGAGCAAAAGCCCGCGGAAGCGCCAGCGTCGAAAGAGAAACCGTCATTATGGGATTGATATGAATGCCTAAGTTACTGATTGAGCATATGAAGGCCGACGGGTTGCTGCGGGATAAAGCTAAGCCAATAGCTGAGGAATTGCTGGGCAAGTTGCGGTTGAAGGCGGTGCAGTCGGATGGATGGGCGGCACTGGAAGACTTCCGTGATGAGCTGGAGAAGCGGTTGAAGTCGCTGGCACTGGAGGCGTTCCGGCAAGGTAAGCAATCGGCATATGAAGTGATCGCGGCGATTCCACCGAAGACAAAACCGCGGATGGTCAAGGACGGGATGAACGAGGCAGAACGGGCCGGCTGGACCAAACGACACCTTGAGGCGTGGCGGCTGGAATACGAGGGACAGAGCAGAGCATTTGTGGATCAAGTGATCGGTCACGCAGCGAGCATGCGGGCGGCGGGGATTAAGGATGTCGGCAAAACGATAGAACGCGACTGGCAGCAACGGGGTAGGTTGACGGGGACGTGGCAACGATTCGTGTTGAGCCACGCTGAGGGCTTGATTGGCCAGGCCGAGCAGTGGGGACAGGAGTGCGGCTATCACGGGATGGGGCAAAGAAAGTAACTTTAAAAGTTATGCAACTAATTAAAGGTTGGGGGCTGAAGTTTTAAAAGGAGTCATGGTGTAGCGGCCGCACGCGGAGTTGTGGCCTCCGAGGGATAGGTTCAAGTCCTGTTGGCTCCCCCATTTGGGGCGTAGCGTAACCTGGTAGCGCTCTGGTTTTGGGAACCAGAAGAGGGGGTTCAAATCCCCCCGCCCTGACCATGCGGCACCATAATTTCACTGAAACAGCCTATTTCAGCAATTGCTGAAAGCGCAAATATAGCGAAAAATAGGATGTGACATAGCCTGAACATAGAGCAATTCTGGGAAGAGGCCCGGGCCGGAGAACACAAGTTTGGCTGGGTGAATCTGAATGATGGGAAGGTGTGCCCGGACTGCATGGCGATAGCGGCGCAGCAGGCGCACGAGGGCTATACGTGGGATGAATGGGTGCAGTTCGGCGTGCCGAAGGCGGGGCATACAAGGTGTGGAGAGCATTGCCGGTGCAAGTTGACACCGTATTTATACGTTAATGTGAGCACGGAATTGCAGCACATGTCAATCATGGTGGAAGGGGACTTGCCGGAGAGGACACAGCGGATAATCAGCATGTTGCGGCAATGGGAGAACGCTGGGTTGACGGCGGAGGAATTGGAATTGGTCGGATTGAGTGAGAAGGCCCAGGAGGAATACCTGGAGAAGATGTTGCGGCGCAATGGCTTGGAACCACTGGAGAGTGACGCGGCGTGATAGAAATACGTAGCGGGATAATGATCAAGGGAATCGGCACGGCATTCCCCAAGTTGGGCGGTCGGGGTTCTCCGGAGGCGGCAATACGCGCTGCCGTGCGGTATGTAAATCAACCATTCGAGAGCGGCGTAAAGAGCGGGCGGCTACGCGATACGATACTGGAAAGCGCGCGGGAAAAGGTCAGTAAGCGGACATCGGAAGCGGGAATCGATAGTGACGCAAAGCCGTTCAAGGATTACTCGCCGGGATACAAGAAGTTGAAGTCGATGCGCGGTCAGTACCGGGGCAAAGTGGACTTGAAAGCTACGGGCGCAATGCTGGAGGCGATAGAGGGAGTCGGCGCGGCGGATCCATTGAAGGGATTCTTGAGGGTGAGGCCGATGGCGATCATGCGAGCTCAGGGGCGGGGCACGCGGAAGAAACGCGGGGGGAAGACGATAACATTGAAGGACCTGGCGCGGATACACCATCGCGGTGAGGGCAAGATGCCGAAGCGGCCATTCTTCGCGCTGAGATACGGCAGTAAGGAATATCAGAATCTGATGAAGGAAGCGCGACAGTTCATGCGCAATGAAATGCGGATGCATGCGCAAAGGAGCTATGCGGGAAGATAGTATTTGATCCCCGTTCGACTTGCCGCAAGGCCCGGGCGGGGTTATACCATAGATTGTATGGGGCGGTCGGTTGGCCGCCCTTTTGTTTAACTACTCGCGACGGCGAGGCAAATAAACGGATGATAGGAGTTGAATTTTAGTGGATCCCGAAGACGAGAAAACCATAATCGAAGACGATGAGGGAGCTTCAGGCGAGGCGGACCCGATAGAAGGGCAGGAGCCCGATAAGAAAACGAAGCCACCGAAGTTGGTGCAGATGACGCAGAAGGAATTCGACAAGAAGATGGCTGATCGCGCTGCCCAGGCGAAACGAAGTGCGCTAAGCGACGCCGGTATTACAGGCGATTGGGAGGCAACGCTTGAGAAGCTGCACATACTTGAGGAAAAGGAAGAGAAGCGCGAAGAGGAAGAGCAAAAACGACTGGAAGAAGAACAGATCAAGCGCGGTGATTTTGATGCGATCTTAGCCACGAAAGAAGCTGCCCTACAGGCTGAGCGTAAAGAGAAGGAACGCATTGAGGCGGAATTGATCAATCGGTACAACAGCCGGATTATCAATGAAAAGTTAAGAGATGCTTTCCTGAGCAATAACGGTCTTCCGAAGGCACTTAGGCCGTTTCTGCGGGATGTCACCGGCGAGGTAGTCTTCAACATAACTGCTGACGAGGAGATAGAAGTACTCAACGCGAAGGGAAAGCGCGTCACGGATAGCGACGGGAACTACGTGACACTGGAGCAGGCGGTGAAAGAGCACCTACGCGCCAATCCATTCTTGGTGAAGGGATCCGGCACGCGTGGCGCGGGTTCGGAGCCTGGCATCAGCAGTGACGGCGTGCCACTTGATGATAATGAGAAAATGAAGGAATTCATGCGGTTGGTTAATGAAGAGAAGGTCCCCACTGATGAAGCCTGGAAGCGAGTGGGGATGCCAACTATCTAATACGGTTACGCGTACCGGCAATGGCGCGGCGAAATCGAAATCAAACACTTTTAACGATATTTAGGAGTTGACTATGTAACATGGCAACAACCACGACCACACTGACTGCCAATGTGCGCGTAGCCTACAATATGGGGGCATATCACGCATTTGAGGCGAACGGTCAGTTCTGGAAGAGCGCGGTCTCGAAAGAGACTGCGATGGAGAGCGGTTCCGGCGCGGTATTCGATAAATGGAATGCGCTGACGGTAGCAACGGCAGCACTGAATGAACTAACTGACGGCACCGCAGAAACGCCGACGATTACGCAGGCAACCATTTGCCCGGTTGAACACGGCAAATGGGTACAGACCTCGAAGAAATGGCGTTTGACTGCATATGGTCCTAACGAGCGTTATATCGCCGAGAAACTCGGCATGAATGCCAACGCGTCATTGGACACGCTGGCACGTGCGGCATTGGACGCACAGACGGGCGCAACTTGGATCATCTATGCAGGCACAAACGCAGCGGTTACAACAATTGATATAGCGGATGAGCTGACCACCAATAATTTCCGTCAGGCGCGGGCTATGTTGGAGACAAACAACGTGCCTCCGTTTGAGGACAGTTTCTATCGTGCGTATATCCATCCGGCAGTCCTGAAGGACCTCAAGGATGAAACCGGCATCACCGGCTGGACGTATAAGGCGGCCTATTCCAACGAGATGAATAAGGCGATCGCGATCAATGGCGAAGAAGGCGTTTTTGAGGGCTTCAGGGTCATTCGTTCGAGTC